CAAGCAGTCTGAAAATGTAATTGGTGGTCATCCCGATACTCCAGAAGGAACTATTTACGCAAATACTCAAAAAGGAACAAATCCTTTTTTTAAATCAGCAAATGAATGTAGGCCAATAAAAGGACCACAGACACCTCAGAATAACAAATGTGATCTTCCCCAAACAGGAATACAACTTCTTTCTATATCTGGTCATACTTTTGTTATGGATGATAGCGTTGAAGAACCTAGAGGAACACCTGAATGGCAAAGGTCTTTAGAATCTTTTGATTTTGGATGTAATGATAAGTATTTAGGAAGAACATATTGGAAGAGTTGTACAGGTCATTCAATTTCAATGATTGATTATGAACAACCATCTAAAGTAAGATCTGCTGATAACGGAATAAGGATAAAATCTGCATTAAACAATGAAATATTTTTATGCGATGAAACTTTATCTGAATGTCCTGGCACTGGTGGTTCAAATCGTGGAATAACCATGAATTCTACTAGTAATCATGTATTTAAAATGATTGATGAAGGCGTTTTCCAAAAAAGTATGGAATGTAGGACTGAGAATAATTTTCCTGTGAGCAATGCAACAAATGCTTATATTCAATTAAGAAGTGGTTATGGCCTTGAACTTTACATGAGCGACAGAAACGATCAAGAAAAAACAGCTAGTCAATTTTTAAGGTTAACTGCACCACAAAAAGATAACAAGGAGCGTGGTTCTCATGTTTTAGAAATGCAAGAAAGGCCTATTGGAAGAGGTTATGTTTATTTAAGGGCTGGAGGAAATTATTTACAATACAGTTATGATAGCACTTATGAAATTGTAGGTAATTCTAAAAATAATCCAGCAGATAAATTAAGTTTAGTTACAAAAGATAGAGTATCCATAACTGACAATTATGATTATCGTGTAAATGAATATTTTTTCAATGCATCAAAGAAAAGGATTTACTTACTTGCAGGACTTGGAGATTGTAAAACTAAATCTACAAAAGAAGATACTTTCTGTATTGCTCCTGTAATTGTTTACAAAGATGGAAAATTAAGAATTTCAGATAGAATATTTGGTTCTTGTAGTGACGATGCCAAAGTTGTATCAATAGCAGCAATTAATCCAGTTTCTGATGAAAATAACAATAACAACAACAATAACAACAATAATAACAATCTAGTTGTTTAAAAATATATTTAATTACTACATAATAGTATGAGTTTCGTATTAAAAGGTATTCCTTATCCAATAAGTAAAAGTCCGTTAGGATATTTATTTTCACAAGAAGGAATAGCCACTTTAAAATCTGATTTAATCCAATTATTACTCACTAATCCAAAAGAAAGAGTAATGCTGCCAAGTTATGGAACTCCTTTAAGAAAGTTATTGTTTTCACCTAATGATGCAGCATTAGTAGCTGAGACTAAAAGACTTATAGCAAATTCCATAGAATCTTGGGAACCAAGAATTGTTATTTCTCAAATAGATATTACAAATGGTCGTGAAAGCAGTTCTGAAAATGCAAATGAATTAAATTCAAATGATCATGTATTAAGCATAAGTATAAGCTTTTTTGATCCACAAAAAATTGATTATGTTGAGGTGTTGACGATACAATTACCTACAGGGGGAGAATTATAAAAAATGCAAGAAAAATGTGATATTATTACACCTTATGATATTGGAGTAACTCCAAAACAAACAAATATAGTTTCTTTAAATTATACAAATCAAGATTTTTATTCAATGAAATCTAGGTTGGTAAGCTTCATCAAAGAAAAGTTTGGTAATGATTTCAACGATTTTGTAGAATCTAGTCTTGCTATAATGTTAATTGAAAATTTTGCATTTTTAGCAGATACCCTTTCTTTTAAAATTGATCAAATTGCAAATGAAGTATTTATTGATACGGTTACAGAATTAGATAATATATTTAGATTAGCAAAACTAGCAGGATTAAAGCCTCAGCCTCCTATTGGTTCAAAAGCATTGTTTTCTGCAAGAATTAATTCTGTTCAAGATTTTGATGTTAAAATAGAAACACCTTTTAATATTGATATTGTTTCAAATCAAATTCCTAGTAGGTTTGAGCTTTATCCTGCTGATTCTTTAAACAGGCCTATATTTAATGAACCAATTGTTATCAGAGCAGGTCAATTAATTAATTCAAATATAGTTGGTGTAGCTGGTATTACAAGAGAAAATACTTTTATTTCTAATGGAGAAATAAATCAAATATTACAATTAGATGCAATATCAATTATTTCAGATTCTATAAGAGTAGTTGTTGATGGGCAAGAATGGGATCAGGTTGATTTTTTTACTTCTGGATCGGCAAACAAAGAATATTTAATAGAATACAATCCTGATTACAGTGCAAATCTTATTTTTGGAAATGGCAAAGGTGGATTAGTTCCATCTTCTGGCACTAATATTAATGTAATTTATCGTACTGGTGGAAGTCCCAACGGAGATATTGTTACAAATTTTGCAAATTCACAAACAATAGTAAGTATTGAAGGAAGCGTTAATATAATTACTGTTAGTTTAACTAATTACACAAAAGCAGAATTTGGTTATTCAGGTGATACTATAGAAGACATTAGAAGTAAAATACCTTTATATTTAAGAACTCAAAATCGTGCTGTATCTGGAGAAGATTATAAAACATTTGCAAATCAATTTGCTACTGTTTACAATGGTATAACTGGAAAAGCACTTGCTGCATTAAGAAATTATGGATGTGCTGCAAATATCATTGATTTATTTGTATTAGTTAGAAGTGGCAATAGTGGTTTATCTAAGGCTAGCAGTCAATTTAAAGAAGAACTAACTGATTCTTTGAATGAAATTAAAATGCTTACTGATAATATTTGTATTAGAGATGGAGAAGTAGTAGATGTTAATGTTTTAATTGATGTTACTTTAGATAAATTCTACAAGAAATTCGAAGACAACATCAGAGCATCTATGGAGAGTAAAATTGATTTTTATTTTAATTTAACAAATTGGGATTATGGTCAAGCTTTACAAGAATCAGATATTATTCAAGCTTTGTCAGATTTAAAACAAATTAAAACAATAGATATTGTTTTCAGTACTGTAGAAGTTCCATTTGCTAAAACAATTGCAATAAAGTACTATGAAATTATTCGACCAGAAAGCGTAACAATTAACTTCTTGTATAATTAATTATGGCAGAAAAATATTACACAAAAAATCCGAAAGTAAGCGACACAATAGTATTTGATTTATATACTCCAAATACTAATTGTGTTTTTAAATCAGATCCTTATGAAGTAACATCAATTACTGTATATTTTGTTGAAAGAAATTTTGTTTATGATAAATCAAGTTTCAGAAATATTAATATAAGTGATCCTACTTTAGAAGTAAAGTATCTAGAATTAAAACAAGCTTCATACGAATATCCAAACAATCAAGATTTAAAAGAAAAATTAAAAATTGCACAAAGGGATTTGCTTCAGAAATCTTTAAACAAAGTTGAATTTGATAATTTAATTGCTGTAGCAAAATTTGGATCTTCAGAAAATCCAGTTTGGACTCCAGAAAAAAAAGGATTTATAATTAAGAAAGTTATCGATAACGATAGCAACATAGTCAATGGTCATTTTAAATTTAAATTTGAGCAAAGTGGTTTAAGAGAGGGAGATTATTTTATTTCCTATAGTTGGCGACCAAATATATCTTCTCAATTACTTTCTTCTAGTATTTATTTTTCTTTATCGTCAAATACATCAAGTTATATTTCTCCTAAGAATTTAGAAACAAATGAAAAAAAGTATACAAATTTATTAAATAGATATTTGCCTGATCTTTACAAGAATTATTTAAGTACAACGGATGTAAGTCCAGAAATATTAGAAAAGTTTAATAATGCTGTAGGAGATGCATTTTCTTATACTGAGAACTTAGCAAATAATATTGCTACTTTAATTGATTCAAATTTAATACCAGAGCATTTATTATCTTATCTGGGAAATTTATATCGTTTAGAATTTAAATCAAATGATCCAATAAGATGGAGAAGACAGATTGCAAAAGCTATTCCTAATTTCAAAATGAAAGGAACGCTAAATGGATTAAATTCTGCTTTGGGTGATGCTGGTATAATACTTAAAAAATACACTCAACTTTATCAGATTTACTCAAAATACACTTGGGTTGATGTTTTTTATGGAGATAGTAATAAAATAAGATTTGATCTTTCTAAAATAAGCTTACCAATTAACGATGAAAATTTTGTTTTGTATTATCGTGCTAAGAATAATAGTTTTATAGAGATTCCTATTTCTAACATTGAAATAGAAACAAGTAATAATAAAAGCACATTAATATTAATTGGAATTTCATTAAAAGACGGTGAAGCAATAAAAATAATTTATCAAATAAGAAAAGTAGAATATGATTCAGAGCAAATAATAGAAAATTACATCAGGAGTTTACCTGTTGCAGACCTTAGAAACGATTTAAATATAATTCATCCGTTGAAAAATTGGAATGCCAAAGTAATAGAAGAAGATGATGTATTAATCAATGAAATTATACCATTTAAAAACGCATTTCATGATCCAATTGTTTTCGGAGATATTAGAACAGAATTTCCATATTCTGAAAACATTTACAACATGGATGAATACAATGGTTCTTTAAGAGAGAGTGAAAACCCTTGTGATATTGACAAGAATTTCTTAGATACATGCAATGGTTATTTATCAACGCTTTACAATTTAGATGTTGAAATTGAAAATTTAAACAGTGAAAGAATTCAAGAAGTTTTCAATGTACTTAAAGAGTTTACGCCATTTCACAGTATTTTACATAGTTTAAATTATTCTGGTTTCTTTGAAACTATGATTCTTCCGCCAGAAGAAAAAATAGAGGCTTTGATTACTTACAAGCTAACAGAAACTATTATTTCTGGTAATGCTCAAATGGCTTTTAATAGAAATATGTTTTTGGGATTATTACAAAGAGTTGTTCATCGTAATGCATTAGCAATAATGGACAATCTTGGCAATGAAACAGTTAAAGGATACAACAAAGAAATAAACCTATTTTCTCCTTTAGTAGATTTTTCAGAACTTGGTATTAATTCAAGAGTAAATACTTTGCTTGAAATATTAAATCCAAGTTCAAACACTGGTAAATATACTGTTTTTGAGCCTAAAAAAAATCTAATTAGAATATATGAAGAAGCATTAATTTCTCAACCTATAAACCAATCTGAATTTGCTTATAGATTAAGCAACATAAATTACACTGGTACAAACTTTACAATTAAGCAAGAAAGCATTTATACATTTAAAGATGAACTAATAATAAATGAAAAAAAACAAAACAATATTACAACTGTTGTAGATGTAGAAAACCAAAGATCAAATGATTGTTGGAAAATAAAATATTATATTGTATATCCAAACACATTTAATATTTATAATATTTATGATGTTAATCCTGATGGTTCAATTGTACTAGAGAATGATTTTACCTTACCTTCATTATCAGAAGGTTTAACCATAGATGATATTAACTATGACTTATTAAATGAAAACAATGAAAAAATATATTTTTCATCTAATGGAAGTTTAACTTCTGAAAATAAAGGATTAGTAATAGGAAATGATGGCAATTTTGGCAAAGCAGTTGAAAGAATAAAAATAGGAAATTATTTTTATTATTTAAACGATGACACCCAATATGTTGTTTTAGGTTATGGATATAACGAAAATGAATTTTATATTAGCAATTGGGAAAACGGTGATGTAATAGGAACAAGTGGTAAGATATTAGATAGGGTTGTTAAAGAGCACACTGGTAACTTAGCTTACAATAAAATAATAATTGAAAAACCATCATTACTTCCTGTTTTTGAAGATTCAACCATATCTGGTTCATTAGATAATGACAGTTTTAAAGAAAATTTTATTTTAGTTATAAATGATGTTTTTTATAAAATTGTAAGTTACTTTAATGAATTATCAGTCAATTATTTAGAGATTGAAGGACTTCCATTAGATTTAGGCACATATCTTAGTGGCGGTACTTCTATTTCTGTAAATTGTAAGCAATTTAAGAAAAAAGAAAATATTATTTATACTATTACTTTAAATTATGATGAATTCATTAGAGAAAATGGAATACCACAAATTTACTTAAAGCCAACTGGTGATTATGTAATAATTCATGATTTAAATAGAGGAGGAGCTAATCAGGTGTCTGGAAAAGATCAACAAAATAATGAAATTTATCTATGTGATAGTTCTCCTTTAAATTTAGATAATTTAAATAATTCTGTTATTGCATTAAATAACGGCCAAAAGAAAGATGGGCCAACAGATATAATTAATCAAGAAGAAAATGTTTCTTTTACAATTGAAACAAAAGATGGCAACAATACGAAAGGTCAGGTTTAAAATGTATAATTCTAGAGTTGAAACAACTGGCGATGTAGACATGATTATAGAATTTAAAAACGGTTCAACTATTAAAAGTCACTTTAAAAATACAGTTTTAAAGACTGGTAGAGAAGCCCTTGTAAGATCGCTTACTAGAAATTTACAAGGATGCACTAACGAAGCAGGTGAAATAGCTTCTAGTTTTGAATATTATATTAAATCAATGATTTTTGGCGATGGTGGAGAATCAGGTGGAGTTCCGCTTTATGTAGACTCTAACAGAAACGGTCTTTATGGAATAACAAGGTCTACTAAGCCTGTTATTTCTCAAGTTAATCCAACTAATCAAACTCAGGGTATTTTCACTTCTGTTTTAACTTATAACGATGCTAATGGTTATGCAATTAACGAAATGGCATTAGTTATGGGAACAGGAGATTTGTACAGTATGTTAACCTTTGGTGCTATTAACAAAACGGATCAAATGCAGATTACTTGGAATTGGAATCTTAATTTTATTTGATAAAATAAATTTTAAAATATATATAAAAATATGCCAAATATTAATAATATCACAGTTCCATCTTATGAAGCTTTACAGCCTTATCATTATATTTATGATAATTTACCTATTGCAGCATTAATTAAAAGACAAGAGGTTTTAAATGATGCAGTTGATTTCAACACTGGTGTTTTAGAAAATTCAATTGGTTCAAGAATAGACTTAGCTGCTAGATTAAATCAATCTTTAACTAGTAATGGAGATTTAAAGCCAACTGCGGTTGATATTTCTTTACATAATATTGGTTATCACGAAGATGGAATTTATAATGAAATAAGCTACATAAGAATGAAGCTTGACGAGAGAAATAAATTAGCTCAAATTCAAGAAGGTGCAAATTATTTATCTTTGAATATTAATATTCCAAGTATTAGCAGTGGTATTTTCTTTCAAACAGGAATATTAGAATTAAAAAATTCTTCATCGTTAAAATGGAGATTTGATGCTCCTAATAATCTTACTGCCGATTTAAATTATCCTTTAGAAAGTGCCCATATTCATTATTATGGTGTAACTCCTAAACCATCTTTTTTAGGATCTGATTATAAAAACTACACTACGAGTTTATCTAAGCAGATAATGAATAATACTTTAAGAGTTTTCATAAATGGCGTTCAGATATTTTCAGATTTCGAAGTTTTTGTTCCTCCAGCTAATCCAAATACAAATAGTAAATGGCATAAAAATAAATTTTCATTAAATGATGATTTAATTTCATTTCAATTATTGAATTCTATTTCACAATATGACATAATTAAAATAGATTTTGATGTTTCCTTGGCAGAATAGTTTATTTAAAAGGGTTTTATTATGTATGAGCCAAAAGATCTTAATGTTTCTATGGCAATTGTAGCAATTGATAGAGATACAAATAAAATAAATGAAACACTAAGGCATTATTATGATTTTTATACAAATTATAAAAAAATATTAATAACTAATGATTTAAAATTTGATTATTACAACAAAGGTCAGGAATATGATATTTATCATTCTGATAGTTTTCAAATTTTAGAAAATTATGATATTGCTTTAAGAAACTGTAAAACAGAATGGTGTTTTTTAGTTCAAGCAGGTACATATTTAACAAAGCATCTTATTAAAAAGTTATCTATTTTTGTTCTAAATGAAAAAGATATAATCTTCCCAGTTAAAAATAGAATTTATGAATTTGTAAAAAATCCTTTAAATGGTTTATTAATAAATAAAAACACTTATAATAAAGTAGGTGGTTTTGGAAAAGATAACCATTTAGATATTATTAAATTATCATGGGGATATAATGCATCAATTGAAGGATGCAAATTAAAAGCTGTTGTAGGCATAAAAATTTAAAGGAAAACATGGAACTAATTGAAAAAGCAAAAGAAATTATTAATAATTCAGATTTAAAAGAAAGACATTCATTTTTTCAATTAAATCACTTCATAGTAGGAAAAGAACCTACTTTACAATCTAAGCTATGGCAATGCACAAGAGAAATTAACGCAAGAATAGAAACAGTAGATTCTTACAAAGAAGAAATTTTAATTTCTGAAGAGAATTATGAAATATTATATTTAAAAATAGATAGATATAAAACCTTAATTGAAAAAGAATCATGTACATACAAAAGAAAGATATTAGAAATAAAATTAAAGAAAATGATAAGAAATTATGATAGAAAAGATTTTGTTTTTAAAAAAATCAACGATAAATTAAAAAGTGTAAATGAAGAATTAGATTTTTTCGTTAAAACATTTATGGAAATTGAAAAGGTAGAAAAACTTAAATCTTTTGATGATGTTGAATCTCAAAATCAATATTGGTCAGCTAAGCTAGGGAATGACTTGAATTTAAGATTTTTACTTAACATTCCTACAGATTTAGAGTTATGTAAAACAATTTTAGCATTACCAGATATTTCTATTGTAAAAAAACAACTTACAAGTGCATTAGATGAAATTCAAAATAATATTTCTAATAACCAAAACAAAGAAGTAAATAAATTAATGCAATAATCATAAATATTTAAACAGGAACATTATGTATTTTCAAAAAGCATCTTCTTACGATGAAAACTATTTAACTGGGAATCTATCAGGTTTTCCAACAATTATAGATTCTTCTACTACCTTATACGAGGCAAGGAATTTATCTGAGACTAAACTACTAATTGGGATAAGTCTTAATACAAAAATAATTAACTTAGAAGATGCTACTAACTTTCCAATTCAAGGAATTTTAAAAGTAGGAAATCTTTCAAGTAAAGATGGCATTAGTGAATTAATATATTACTTTAAAAAAGAAGGAAATACAATCCTCAATGTTATCAGAGGATTTCAAAATACAAGAGCTACAGTATGGCCAAAAGGAACAACTGTAACATCTGGTGTTTTTGCAGAACATCATAATGCTGTTAAAGATGCTGTTTTAAAAATTGAAAATAAACTTGGAGAAAAAGACTTTCCTTTAGAAAATTCTTTGAATGGAATATTGAAGACATTAGAAAATGATATTTTAAGTCCAAAACCTATCTTTAGAGGATTTCCAGTAATTGGGAAACCACCTTTTACAGTTAAATTTAAGAACTTTACAATAGGAAATAATAGTAAGTATTTTTGGGATTTTGGAGATAATACTACTTCTATAGAAGAATCTACAGAACACACTTACATTCGTGAAGGAATTTTTACTATTCAATTAAATGTTATTAATGAATTAGGCGGTCAAGGAATAGTAACAAAATCTAATTATATTAATTCAAATAATGAAAATGGAATTCCTTTGTTTTATATTTTGCCAAGGTTTGGCGGAATATCTAAAAAAACAGCAATGAAAAATAATTTAAATCCAACTGAATATAATTTTGTAGATCAGACTGACGGAAATATACTTAATAGATTTTTTGTTTTTGGTGACGGCAAAGATAAAATTATAAGTGATCCAAATATACATACGGTAAAACATATTTATGATGAGCCAGGTGAATATAAACCATTTATTATTGACACATTTGAAACACAAAATGTTAAAAAAGTATTTTTACAAGATATATTAGTAGTAGGATAAAACAAATATGCTAAACCAAATAAAAATTACATATCCAAACATTTTAGATACTGATACAAATTTATTTTCTGTTAAAGATTCATTAAGAATTCCTTTGCTAAAAGATTATAATCCAAAAGATAAAATCATTTATGCAAACGCCACTACAGATGAAATGTCTTTTTTCCCAGCAAGTGGAATAATTACATTGACTGACCAATGTTCTGATTTAGATGAAAGAGGAATAAGTTTCTATTATGGCTTAAAAGATAATGCAACACAAACATTTTTAGATATTGAATTATTAGATGGTTTCCCAGATGTAAAAAAACTAGGAAAAGTAACAAACATTACTTTGAATGTAGTTGCAGAACATCATAATAATATTAAAGATGCATTAATTGAAATTGAAAAATTTACTGGTGTAAGAAATGATAGAGTAAATATTCCAAAAACTGGTTCAGTAGAAGCAAGAATTAATTATTTGAGGAGAATTGCCTTAAAACCAAAAGCATGGTTCCAAGCAGACATAAGAGAAGGAATCATACCTCTAAAAATAACCTTTACTGATTTAAGTTTTAGATTAGCAACAGATAATGCAAATAATAATATTAAAACAATTTGGAATTTTGGAGATGGAGATATAAGAACATTTGAATATTTAAATAATTCAAAAGAAACTACTAACACTAATCAAACTATTGAAAAAACTTATGAAACACCTGGTAATTATACTGTTACCTTTAAAATAATTAATAAATTTGGTGAAGATGAATTAACTTTTAAAAATTTAATTAATTCAAGATATCCAGCACCAGATGAAGCAGTTATTTCTTTTGATCCAAAAGGAAATCAAATTACTTCTGGTGACTTAAATTCAAAAATAAGAGCTTCTGCAAATAGTGTTTTGTATTTAAAAATTCCAAATGGTATAAATCAAGAAACTGGTAAGACTTTTTCAGGAGAAGAAGTAAACAGTCAAGGAAAACCAATAGATCCTGTAGTTTTATATGCTTGGGAATTATCAGATGACATATCTCATGCAAATTCAAAATCTACTAATGCTCTTTTTGAGACTGGTGGTGTATACAATGCTATTATTAGATGCGATACAGAATCAGGATCTTTCAGAATAACTAATAAAAAAAATGTTATAGACATTGTAGAAAATGTTAATTTATGGCATTGGCTATATAAAGAAAAATTAAACAATATAATAGCTGGTACAGATGAAGTTCAAGCTGCTGAATTTGGTTTAATATCTGAAACCTATAAAGCCCCACAATCTAATTCTTTAAAATTAAATACAAATGATGATTTTTTAGAAAATGAACCAAACTCTGAAGTGCAAAAATATGAATTTAAAAGAAATATAGGATTTTGTTCTTCTGGCTTATCAACAAGTGGCGATGGAGGTGATTCATTTTTATTCTGGGCATCTGGTAGAAGTAAAGAAAATCAACCAAACACCGAGCAAGTATATGTAAAAACATTTAATGGATTTGAAAAAACATACAAAACAGAAAATTCTTTTCAAAGACCTTATAATTGGTTGTTTCTAAACACACAATCTAATGCGTATTTTATGCTTGGTATGACAAGCTCTGGTTATGGTGCTTATATTTCACCAACAAAAACTAAATTACAAACTTATAACTTAGCTTCAAAAACCGTTTCTATTAATGACTTTAACGATCATGCATTTCAAGCAAACGCTATTGACTTGAAACAAAATGAATCTGTTTATAATCAAAGTGGTAAAACAATAACAGGTAATTTTTCTTTGTATAGATCGACTTGGAAAAATGAAACTGGGTATTTTTTAAGAAATACTTTAATTGGAACCGAAATATTAATTTCTAGCTTATATTGTACAATAGGAAGCACAAGTAATCCTTTTATAGCAATTAAAAAATTACAAGATTTACCAAATTCTAATTATAAAGAAGGTCAATTTTTGACAATGAGTAATGGATTATTCTTTTTTAATAATTCAAGTAATATTTCAATTTACGAAGATAGTTCAAACACATGGTATGTTGCTGGTAATAACAGCAGCTTAAGCTTTAGAAGCTTACAAGATAAAACAACTTCTGGCTTTGATAAAGAATCAAATTCACTAATAGGAACATCAAATTATGATCATTTTGCGTACTTAAGTTATGATTACAGTCAAAACAGTATGGTTAAATTCAATAATTTAGAACTTACTTTTAGTAAATTATATCAAAGACCAATATTAAAGCAATGGTTTATGGGAATTTATTAATATATACTTTATTAATATATACTTTATTGTTAGAAGAAAGTAAATAATTGGAAAGTATAGACAAAGAACAAAACTTCATACCACAACCAATCTATCCTTTAGGAATAGATTCTGATTATACTTTATACAAGGTACATAATACTACCGAGTCATTTCTTGTTGTAGATAATGAAGCTTGGTCTGAAATAATTTATATTGAAGGTTATAAAAATACTAATTTAATTGAAGATCCTTGGCCAGATAATGGATTTGCAACTATAGAAGGTGAACTTCTTTATTACAGAAGAGTTGATAAAGATTATCAAACAGGAAAAGTTGTAGCTTTAAAAGACTGTATCAGGAATATAGGTGGCAAGCCAACTCGCTATAACTTAGCTGGTGTATCAATTAGAGGTCTTGTTGTAGCTGAGCATCACAATCAATTAGCTCAAGCAATTGTAAATATTGAAAATTTTATTGGAATTGATTTTGATGAGGATCAAAAAACTTTAGATTGGAAAATAAGAAACTTATTCAATACACCTCCTATATTTGATGATTATGGATGTCCAGATGTAAATTTTTCTGTCATTACATTAAGCAAAGATCCAAATAGCGGAACTGTTATAAGTTACAATTTAAAAATTATAGGTGGTTATAAAAATTTTAAAATTGATTTTGGCGATGGAACTTCTACTACAAATGAATTAACTGGTACGCATTTATATGCAACATCTGTTCAAATAGATCCAGTTGTTAATGTAGAAACAAATAACTGTAATATAGTTCAAACTCCAACGATAAGAAATAATGCAAATGAACCTACTTTGCCAGTAGCACCAGAGCCAGTATTTATTCAAATTCCTGAATGTCCTGCCTTACCTCCTTTAGATATTACAATTCCTCAAGTTCCAGATGCAATAATTAATCTTCCACCTATAATATTTCCTAATTTTGATATTGGTATTCCAAATATAAATATACCTTCTATCATATCAGTTGTTCCTCCAATACCAAGTCAAATTAATTTTGGCCCACTAAATACTATTCCGTCATTAATTGAATTTAGTCCTATTAATGTTCCATCTACAATACTAATTATTCCTACCGAACCAATACCTAGCATTATTAGTGTAGTTATTCCACCAATTGGAAATTATATTCCAAGTGTAATAACGATTATTCCTCCATCTAATATTCCACCAATTAGTTGTTTTTTTCCTTGTATTCCATCTGTTATAAATATTAAATTTAATCCAAATGATGGAATTAAATTATTTCCTCCAAGTTTTTGTATTAGTATTTGTCCTCCAAAATTTTGTATTAGTATTTGTCCTCCAAAGTTCCCAGAAATAAGCATTGGAAAACCACCAAGTTTTGCACCAATTAGTTTTACAAGACCACCAACTTTTCCACCAATTAGTTTTACAATACCATCTTTTCCAAAATTGAGTTTTACAAGACCGCCATCTTTTCCAAAGATTAGTTTTGATAAACCACCAAGTTTTCCAAAGTTGAGTTTTGCAAGACCGCCATCTTTTCCAAAGATTAGTTTTGATAAACCACCAAGTTTTCCAAAGATTAGCTTTGGAAAGCCAGCATCTTTTCCAAAGATTAGTTTTGATAGACCACCAAGCTTTCCAAAGATTAGTTTTGATAGACCGCCATCTTTTCCAAAGATAAGTTTTGATAGACCGCCATCGTTTATAAAGATAAGCTTTGATAGACCGCCAAGTTTTCCAAAGTTGAGTTTTACAAGACCACCATCTTTTGCACCAATTAGTTTTACGAAGCCACCATCGTTTCCACCGATTAGTTTTGTTAATATACCAAGCTTTTGTAGAGCTATAAGTTTTGTTAATGTACCAAGTTTCCCTAAATCTATAAGTTTTGTTAATGTACCAAGTTTCCCTAAATCTATAAGTTTTGTAAATGTACCAAGTTTTCCTAAGTCTATAAGTTTTGTTAATGTGCCAAGCTTCCCTAAATCTATAAGTTTTGTTAATCTGCCAAGTTTCCCTAAGTCTATAAGTTTTGTTAATGTACCAAGTTTCCCTAAAGTTATTAGTTTTGCAAAGCCACCATCTTTTCCAAAGATTAGTTTTGATAGAACCCCAAGTTTTCCAGCAATTAGTTTTAAAAAACCACCAAGTTTTCCAGCAATTAGTTTTGTTAATGTGCCAAGTTTTTGCACTATAAGTTTTGTTAATGTGCCAAGTTTTTGCACTATAAGTTTTGTAAATGTACCAAGTTTACCCAAGTCTATAAGTTTTGTAAATGTACCAAGTTTACCCAAGTCTATAAGTTTTGTTAACTTACCAAGTTTACCAAAATCTATAAGTTTTGTTAACTTACCAAGTATACCAAGTGCTATAAGTTTCCGTAATGTACCAAGTTTTCCTAAGTGCATAAGTTTCTGCAATGTACCTTCACTACCAAATGTTATTAGTTTTGCAAAAGCACCATCGTTTACATGCATAAGCTTCTGTAATGT